TTACAGGCATTTGCGCAATTTTCTAAATTCTATTTGTTGGTCGCAATTAATAAAATTAGAATAATGAAAATGAAATGTGGGAAATCCTTGTAAAATCGCTGAAAACGTTGATTTTAATAGGGTTTCCGGCATTTCGATAACGATATTTCGGTTGTTTTAGAAAGATTAAAATAGGTTCCGTTAGTCACAGTTAGTCACAAATGGAACTTTTATCTTTTCTATTTCTGTCCGAAGTTCTTCCAGTGTCCTATGTCCATATACCGCGTTTGTAACATCTCCACCAAAGGAGTGGCCAAGCATTCGTTTTCGGTCATTCTCCCGGACGCCGTATTTTTCGCACAGGGCTGAAAAGGTGTGTCGACAATCATGCGGCGTGTGTTTCGGATTACCGACTATTCCTAAACGTTCCAGTGTAGGATAGAACAGTGCTTTTCTGTGATGTTGCTGAGTATATACACATAGTTTCCCATCTTGTGCCAGTACTTTCTGTTCGACAAAATGGTATACAGCAGGATGTATCGGAACAATTCTATTTTTACCAGCTTTTGTTTTGATTCCGCCTTGAAAGTATTTCTCTTCCAGGTTGGTTGTAAGTTTTAACACTTCGCCAATTCTCCAACCAGAATAACACATAATAAGAATGAGCTGCGCTTCCGGGTCGTCGGCATTATTCCATAAAGTTTGTAGCTCCTGATCAGAAAATGGTGTTCCGTGTTCGGTGTCATTATCAGCATTGACATGGACATATAACGCCTTATTTTCCGTTACAATTTCTGAGTAAACCGCATATTTGTACATCTGCTTGAATAGAGTTAAAATAGCCATCTGGCTTTGCTTTTTCAGCTTGCAATCATCAATAACCTTTTGCATATCAGGAGCCTTTAAATCTTCGAATATGCGATTGTGCAGAACGGTGCAGTTCGTGTAAGCCGTCCGATATGCTTCCTTTGAACTGTATGACAGTTTTGTCCCATTTGGGAACTTCCACGCATAAAACTGTTTATATACCTCTGAGAACGTCAATTTCTTGATTTCCGGGTGCTTATCCTCTACACCCTTGATTGTATTGTAGTCGGCAATCAAGCGGCTTATAAGAGTGTCTATGTCGGTTGTGGGGGATACCTCAAGAGTCCGCTCCATGCCTGGTTGATACGTGCCGGCTTTGTAAGCTGTCAGGACAGTAAAGCCTTTTATCCAGTCATCCACGTAGCAGATCGCCGGCGGACGTTTTAGCTTGCCAGTATCGTCCGGTGTAGCTGGTGGATGCACTGCGAAACAGTTTCTCCGGTTCTTGCCAAGATACCGGATAGAGCCGAAGTTATTTGGCAACTTTGGATATTTCTTTCTTTTCTTCGCCATTTTTATTCCTCTTTTCTTATAGCTGTTTTTAGGTATAAAAATAACAGCCGAACAAATTTTCTGTCTTGTTCGACTGCTCCGAAGATGATACAATATGTCTTGCCAGAATATAGCATCTCTCCGGAGATGTATAAACGCCGTCCCGGTACGCCAATGCCGGGGCGGTTTTTTTATTTAATTATGTGATTTCCAATTTGATCTCATTATAATTCCAACAATCCAATATATTCCGCCAGAACAAGCACCCAATATTAAAATCCAAAACCAGCTTAGATACCATGGCATTTTCCGTTTTATATACGGTGTACCCGAACTTGCTGCTGAGGACGCAGAGGAAGATGCAGAATTGTTAATGATAATATCTCTGTTATTGGAAGCTAATTGTTCTACTTGCTTTCCACACTTAGGACACACTACACAGTCGTCGTCAATAAGTTCTCCGCAGTGCTTACAATATTTTTTCTTTTCATTCATGATAAACACCCTCCTGATATGTTTTCGCCACACTTCGCACTTTTTATGCGGATTATGTATTTTGTACCGCTGATTTTGCAATATTATGTAAAGTACGGTTATTCGTGGTATTTTTATTTTATCATTTTAAGAGCATATTGTAAAGATTTAGAACGAAATAGAGTGATTTAGATGAAAAAGAAATGTTTTAAGTGCTTTGTACTTCTCTTGCTGATCTATAAGGTATTTAGTCTTGTACATACCCCACAAAAGATAATTTCCAATAATAATCAGAAAGATATGCAGATAGTTCATTCGTATATGATATATCAGGAGCATTCTGTCCAGAAGTATCCACATACAAACAACGGCGGTGGAAAAGTTTGCGATCTCTCATTTTCCCTCTGTGAAAGCATAATTTTCTTTGAGATTGCAAAGTTTGTGTATGAAATAACAAAAGTCCATGTGTATATTTGGCAGTTGCCAAGAGTCGGGATAGGTGGTATAATGACAAAAACGAACTAATGTTCGGTTCTATTTCCCACAGCCGGACATATACTGTAGTGTAAGTGGTAGTTGCGACAGGGAGGGTTATTTATGGATTATAAGAAAGAGATTATTGAGATGGTTGAAAAATGCACGAATAATCATTGGATAGAAGTGATTTATGTATTTGTGAAAAGGCTAATCGGATAAAATTAAAAAAGACAAGGGTTTGCGCATTGCCCTTGTCTTTCTTTTTACTTATTAGAAATCATGTCAATAAGTTTTTCTAAATTGTCCCATCCCTCATCATCCAATCTGGCTAATGCAGACACGAGACGGTGTCGGAAAGAATCTTCTCCAGATTTCATTACGTCTGCAAGCATGGCAGAAATTTGTTTGTCTTTAATTCCGGGTACAAACATATCTCCGTTTCCAGTTCTGAGCCATTCTTCGTTTACGTTAAATTCTCTGCAAACATCATCAATAGTCCGATCTGACGGAACTTTGCTTCCCATTTCAATTTGCGCTACAAAATTCCTACTTATCTTTAGTTTGTCTGCAAATTCTTGCTGAGTTACGTTTAATTCTTTTCGCAACTCTTTAAACCTGTCTTTCAATTTAATTCCTCCTTTCTGAAAATATAATATCATAAAATGTTTACAAAGTCAACAAAAAAGTATTGACAAATGTTGTCTAAGGGACTATACTGTGTTTACAAGGTAAACAAAGGAGGTGGAAAATATGAAACGCCATCCGATTATGGAATATGTGATTCCAGCAATTGTAGCAAGTGTGGCAACAGTTTTAATCCGTTTAGTGCTAGGGTGGTAAGAATCGAAACAATAATCGGAATAGCCACATCTTTCAATAGTAACTTTTTAAATTCATGTTTTCTTTCAGCAATGTAAGATTTTCCCTGTTCGGAAATCGTAATAGAGAGAGTTTTTCCTTTTGCATATCTGACCTGACCGTCTTGATTGATTTTAGGAAAAGATTCTCTATTAACAGAAATCAATTTTTCTTCTTCAAGAAAATTTGAAATTTTGATTTCATTTTCCGATAGAGAAGAATATTCAATTTTTTCTTTGCTTGAAAGATATTTCAAGAAATTAAATTGTTCTTTATTGAGATACACAATATCACCTCCCGTCTACTGGGAGTATATCACAAGAAAGGAGTGAGTACATGTCTGAAAAAGAAAAAAGAATCATTGAAAAGCTGAAAAACGCGATTCCTAATATGTCAGAATTTGACAAGGGATACATTCTTGGTAAGACGGAAAGTTTTTCTGAGAAGAAAGACGATTCCGATCAGAAAGAAAGTAAGAAAGGAGCATAGATGGACGCATTACAATTTAACAAAGCCGTCAGCCAACACTGCAAAGAATCTGGTGGAGACTGTTGCAAATGTGACCTACGGCTTTACTGTTACCTATCGCCAAGTGAGCGACCGGATGAGTTAGTGAGCCTGGTTATTGATTTTTTGCATAACCACATTGAAAACCATGGTCATTATACCCATCACAGTGCGGCTTCATTTCCGTGTATTGATGATATGGACATGAGCACCGCAGTAGGCGGCGACTGTTACCAGAAACCTCATACTCTTCATAAACAGTCACATGTTTGTGAATCTTGTGGCAGTGATACAGTCGAGTGATTGTTTCAACCATATAATTCCCCTTTCGTTATACTTGGCATGTCGGTGCCTGTAAATGCATTATAGGTAGAGGGGAAAGGAAATACAATAGGTGATAAATAATGGGAGCAAATAATTTTACACATTTTACCGGAAAGAAATCTCCATTCAAAACTCAAAAGAGAAAGAAGAAATCAAAGGTAAAAAAATTCATAAAAACAAATATGAAAGGAGCATGAAATGAGCGAAGTTGATACTTACATCAAAGAAAATGCAGAAATTCATCAGTTCGCTGCAGAGGTCGCAAGAATCATATCAGGAATCCCACAGATGCCGGAGTTCTCATCAGAGAATATGACCGTAGCCGATGCGAGTCAACTGATCGGACTTCCTATTACAGCAATCCGAGCAGGGATTGTGTATGGATGGTTGCCGATTGGCGTAGCTGTGCAGAATAACAAGCCAGCAAAAAGCCTTTCCGGTGGCCGAATCACATACATCATAAGCCCTAGGAAAGTCTATGAAGTAACCGGTCATGTCTGGAAAGGCAAAGAGGCTCTCAATAAGTGAGTGCCCCGGAGGGAGATTGGGCCTCCGCCCCGGAGCTTTGCACCACTAAAACACCTTAGTGGATAGATACATTATAGTTCTCTATCTGCTAATTGTAAAGACAAATAAGAAAAAATAAGGAGAAATTAGCACGATATGAGTGAAATTAGAAACGAAAATCAGCCAACATGGACTGACATCGAAGTAGCACTTGCGACTGAAATTGTCGAAGAAAGTAAGAAAAAGTCAAAAAGATGGTTCACTGCATGGATTGTGACAGTCGCCGCACTGGTAGCGAGCAACCTTGCGTGGATTCTGGGAGAAATGAAATAAAATGAAAGAGTATATGCTAATTGCTGTTTGTATGCTTGCCGGGAAATATGTGGATATACCTATCTGGCTGAACATCTTTTTCGGTATCTCGGCAGCATGGGCAGTGCGCCAGATGGAAGCAGACTGGCAGTAGGAAATAAGGAGGATAAGAAGATGTTCGAGAAAGAGATTGATGAAATTTACGAACTCTGTAAAAGAGTTGTGAATGAAGTTCCGACAGTAAGTGTCGAATTCAGTTATTCAATTTATGGCATGAGAGTATGTGGGCTTAAAAGAAAAGAAGATGCTTGCCTTCCAAAAGACGTGTTTAAGTGGGATTTGTACCAAAACGTATCTTTTAACCCATTTTATGAGAAAGAAAGTCGTGAAAGTCTCAGAATAATCAAAGCTTTCTTGTTGGAACTTCTGATAGATGGGAAGTGTCCGAATGAGTAAACAGATAGCGATTATGAAACTTCTTCCCAGTCTGGAGATAGCAGGATGTATTAATGAACTGCTCAGAGAGCTTCAGTCCAGAGGGAATCACATATTGGATTATGAAAACTGCGATATGTCTCTTGACCATGTGGAATACCACAAAGCCGAAGATATCGACGGAGAGAAGTTCGGAGATGCATCAGATAACCTTTACTGTTTCTTTAAGGCGGTGTAAGTATGGATGAACGCATTCAGGAAGTGTTGAGATTAATCGACATACAACTTGCTACAGTGCCGGATAATCCGATTGAAGAACAGTACAAGGCAAGAACATTGGCAAGCTATGTACAGGCTCTAAATGGGCTTTTAGCGGCTCAGAAAGCATATAAGGAGGGTAACAATGGGAAAGTTTGAAATCCGTATTCCGGCTAAAAAGAAGAAAACAATCAGCGAAAAGGAGAATCCGGTTGTGAAGATTACTGCAGAAGCATACAACACACTGGTTGAAATCTATAACGAATCAACTATATCTATGAAAGACATTGCAAGTTTGTTGATTGTAGAAGCCAGTAAGTGCGTGGTCTATGACAAGGGGGATTGAAATTGAATATCTATGAAAAATTAGGAGTTATCCAGTCAAAGCTGAAAGCCCCAAAAGGGCAGTATAACTCATTTGGAAAATATAAATACAGAAGTTGTGAGGACATTCTTGAAGCAGTAAAGCCGCTTCTGACAGAAACAAAGACAGTATTATGTATCACTGATCAAATGGAGGTGGTCGGAGACAGAGTCTATGTAAGAGCAGAAACACATTTAAAAGATGCAGAGGATTCTTCTTCTGAAATCGTAACAGTTGCTTATGCAAGGGAAGAAGAGTCAAAAAAAGGCATGGATTCTTCCCAGGTTACAGGCGCAGCGTCATCTTATGCAAGAAAGTATGCACTGAATGGTTTGTTCTGCATTGATGATAACAAAGACAGTGATTCTACTAATACAGGAGATAAAGAAAAAACGTCCGGCAGAAAAGCGGAGCCGGCAAAAGAAACCGAGATGATTAGTTCCGAGACTACTATGTCAATTAAAAATATCATTGATAAGTACCCGGAAGTTAAACTTTTGGAACAGATCAAGACTCGATTTAAAGTAAATGACATTAAGTCACTTACCAAGGAGAAAGGACAGAAATGTCTAAAGATGTTGATTGATTATGATAAGCAGAAAGGAGTAGCGGTATGAATAAAGTAATTCTTACAGGAAGATTTACACGTGATCCAGAAATCAAGTACACCAATGATGGAGCATCTATTGCAAGGTTTTCTATTGCGGTAAACAGAAGATTTGTGAAAGAGGGTTCTGATCAGAAAGCAGATTTTTTGAATTGTATCGCTTTCGGAAAGTCGGCAGAATTTATCGAGAAATATTTTTCTAAAGGAATGAAAGCGGATTTATCCGGGAGAATCCAGACCGGCAGCTACACCAATCGTGACGGACAGAAGGTATACACAACAGATATTGTTGTGGAGGAGATTGAGTTTGGTGAAAGCAAAGGTTCTAGCCAGAGTCAGCAGAAGCCAGAGACACCACATCCAGAAGCAGACCCATACGGATTTATGAGTATTCCAAATGGAATTGACGAGGAGTTGCCGTTCGCATGATACAAATTGACAGTAGGGAGCACCAGAAAGTTATTGATGGCATTAAGAAAGCATTTGATGCAGCAGGGGAGAAATGGTTTGTGTCGAAGCTCTACGTCGGGGATTATATGAACTATGACAATCCAAGGTTAGTTGTTGACCGAAAGCAAAATCTTTCTGAATTATGCGGAAATGTGTGCCAACAGCATGAAAGGTTTCGTGCTGAGATTATCCGGGCAAACGAAGCAGGGATAAAACTTGTGTTCCTGTGTGAGCACGGAAAAGGAATTGAGAAGCTGGATGATGTCCTCTGGTGGGAGAACCCACGGGCAAAGAAAAGAGTCAAAAAGAATGGTATCTGGGTAGATCAGGAGCAGAAAGTCATGCATGGAGATGTCTTATATAAGATTCTCTGCACGATGCAGCGCAAGTATGGTGTTGAATTTCTGTTTTGCGACAAGAAAGACACCGGCAAAAGAATTTTGGAGATTCTGTCAAATGGATAAAGAAACAATTAAACAGCAGAATAGCATGAGGGACGTTCTGAACAGATATGGCATGGTTCCAAACAGAGCAGGATTTATAAAGTGCCCTTTTCATAGTGGTGACCGTACTGCATCCATGAAAATCTACAAAGACAGCTATTATTGCTTTGGTTGTGGTGCAACAGGCGACATATTTACATTCGTTCAGAACATGGATAATTGCGATTTTAAGACAGCTTTTGCCATACTTGGAGGAACTTACCAGAAACCAGATTTCTCTTCCAGAATGGCAATATATCACCATCAGAAGCAGATGGAAATGCGACAGAAGGAAGAACAGAAGAAAAAGGTTGAGCTGCAAGAATGCTTGTCTGATATAGATTTCTACCGGGCTATCCTTGACAGGGTGAAACCATTGTCTGACGGATGGTGCGAAGCATGGAATAGGTTACAACTTGCGCTATATCACCATGGATTCATAACAGGACTGGAAGAAGGTGATTAAAAGTGGAAATGATAAACAAGCTCACGAAGGATTCTATTCTGGACGAAGAAGTATTTGACGAGATATTCAACCAGGAAGACGAGATATACAAGGCACGTCTTACACTGACTCTTCTGGACAGAGCCAAGGAGCTTGGCGTAAAGAAAAAATTTGAGGATTTGCTTAAAGCTTACACAAAAGTACAGAAGCAGATGATTAAGGAAGAGAAAAGCAATAGGACGTTGTCTATGCTGGACCAGTGGACTAATTTCTCTGATTGTGAATATGACAGAATGAAATGTCTCAACTGGGTGGCGGATGATGATGGAATCAGAATATCAAATACAAATCCAGGATCGCCGGACATTATAGCCTGTTATCATCCTATACTTCCGATTGAACGAATGAAGAATCTGGAGACCGGAGAAGAACAGATAAAGTTAATCTATAAGAGGAATAATAAATGGTCCGAGGTTATTGTGCCGAAAACCATGGTTGCATCATCTACTAAAATCGTTGGATTATCTGCACTTGGGATTTCAGTAACTTCAGAGAATGCGAAGTTTCTTGTACGGTATCTGTCAGACGTTGAGAATGCAAATGACGATTATATCAACATTCAGTATTCCTCTAGCAAAATCGGGTGGATCAGGGATTATTTTCTTCCATATGACAAGGATATTGTGTTCGATGGAGATATGCGGTTCCGACAACTGTATGAAAGTATCAGTGTAGGCGGCAGCAGAACAGAGTGGTATGAACATGTAAAAAAGGTTCGTGCTACTGGAAGAATCGAACCAAAAATCATGTTGGCTGCAAGCTTTGCAAGCATTCTAATTAAACTGGTCGGTGCTCTTCCGTTCTTTGTGGATTTATGGGGCGAAACCGAGGGCGGTAAGACTGTAACACTTATGCTAGGAGCTTCTGTCTGGGCGAACCCTGGCGAATCCAGATATATAGGAGATTTTAAAACAACCGATGTGGCCCTGGAAGCAAAGTCCGATATGCTTAACAATCTTCCATTAATTCTGGATGATACTTCAAAGGTGTCGGCTAAAATCCGAGATAATTTCGAAGGAATTGTATATGACCTGTGTTCTGGAAAAGGAAAGAGCCGTTCCAACAAGGAGCTGGGTGTTAACCGGGAGAATCGCTGGCAGAATTGTATCCTTACTAACGGTGAGCGTCCGCTTGCAGGATATGTCAGCCAGGGCGGAGCAATTAACCGAATTATTGAGGTCGAGTGTTCTGAAAAGATATTCGATGATCCACAGCTTACCGCAGATACCCTTAAAAAGAACTACGGCTATGCAGGAATCGATTTTGTGAACGCAGTCAAGGAAATGTCCATTGATGATATAAAATCCCTTCAAAAGCACTATCAAGGGCTTATACAGGACGATGATAAGATGCAGAAGCAAAGCATATCAATGAGTATTATCCTGGCAGCAGATAAAATCGCAACAGATCAGCTGTTCCACGATGGCCAGTACATTGACATTGAGACGGCTAAGAATCTTCTGACAGAGAAAGAAATGGTTTCTGAAAATGAACGTGCCTACTGGTTCGTGGTTGACAAGATCGCTATGAATGGAATTAAGTTCGATGATAACCCAGACATCAAAACGGAAAGATGGGGAATTATAGACAATGATCCGATAGAGAAAACGTCGACTGCGATAATCTATAGCGTAGCGTTTGATGACCTGTGCAAAATTGGAAAATTCTCCAGAAAGGCATTCTTGTCATGGGCTGTCAAGAAGGGACTTGTGGAAACCGACAGCAGAGGTTATCCGACCAAAGCGAAGAAGCTGGACGGAATTGTCACAAAATGTGTGTTCTTGAAAATTGTAGACGAAATTCCAAAAGGATTCGTGAATTGTAATGATAACTTTGAGATTACAGACGATATTGTGTTTGATTGATAAACAATTAGTCCAAAAGGTAACCGGGTAACCCAGGTAACCTTTGATTCTGCATATATATATTTGAGTATTTATATATACATATTGAGTATAAAAGTTTCCCTATATGAGAAAGTCAGGGTTACTCGGTTACTCGGTTACATACCTGTAAAATCAATGGTTTACACGAATTAGTACGGTTACATCTCGGTTACTGTGGGTTACTTATATTAAAATAATATAAATATATTATATTTATAAAATAAAATTAAATAGAGCGTATACAGTATATTGTATACAATATTCAAAGGAGATGATAAAAATAAAAGTAGAAGCAAAGGATATTCCGTATATTCAAAAATTTATGACTGAATTCTGGAAAACTATAAAAGATTTCTATTTAGCCGAACTTACAGATGAATATTCCAAGCAGGCCACTGATCGTCTGATAGAACTTAGAGAGTATGCGGAAATGTGCCCTGATAATAATGATAAACAGTTTATTAAGAATTGTCTAGTTGCTTTTAATAAGCTATTAGATTCTAAACAGAGGGAAGTGAGAAAGAATGTACAACACGAAAAATAGATACGAACAGGGGCAGGCTCTCAGAAAAGAAATATATATGTATATCGTCAGTTATATCAAACTGGTTGGATATGCACCGTCGATTACGGAAATTTCTGAAAGGGTGGATGCCGGGAGAGCTACGGTCTGGAAGCATGTCAATCAGTTGATTGATGATGACCTGCTCAAGACGAACCACCCCAGTACCGACAGAGCATATACTCCAGTTGGGTACGGAATAAGAAAGAAAAGTAAGGAGATAAAATGAAACTTTATGACATTGTTACAGCAGATGGTACATTCGTCGACAGTATGAGCAGAATAGAGATTTTGGAACGGTTCGGGATTTCTAAAGGAGTCTTTCAAAGATATCTGGATAATGGCGATCTGTTAGAAGGGAAATATCAGATAAATGATTATGACTGTGACATAAAAGCAAGGAAATGTAAGGATAGGGAATTATTCTTACAGTTTGACATTCTGACTCAGAAGATAAGGAGGGCTGTCAGTGGGAAAACTGAAGATTAAAAAGCCAAAAAATCAAAGAAGCTTAATCCCGGCGCCACTTAACATAACTGGTTTTACAATGGAGCAGGCTTCCAGGCAGACTGGCGTAAGAATCGAATCTCTTAAAGCGTATTTGGATTCAAAAGAACAGGAGATTAGAGAACAGACAGTTAAAGAATTTCAGGAAAAGCTGTGGAAAGCAGAAGATTATATTGCTGTGGCAAATATTTTAATTTCTGTTATTGCAATCAAGAAAGCATGGGGATTCAAGAAAGCAAACCAGAATTTCATTGATAAGATTACCGAAGCCGAAAGATATGTTGAGGAAATCGGTGTTGAAGCAGCATATAAGGAAATTAAGGAAGAAATGGGTTTGCAGATTGAATTTGATTCTTTTGATATTAACAAGGAATTTGGGTTTGGAGAAAATGAGGGGAATGGATAAAAATGAAATTCATAGATTTTTTTGCCGGAATCGGAGGTTTTCGCAAAGGAATGGAATTGGCAGGGCATGAGTGCGTAGGGTTTTGCGAGTTTGATAAATTTGCGACTGCGAGTTATATCTCAATGCACTTGCTGACAGACGAGCAGCGAAAGACATTGGGAGATATTCCTATCAAGAAAAGACAGAAAGAAATATTAAAGGAGGAATACAGAAATGGAGAATGGTATGCAAATGACATTAGAAGAGTGTATGCCAGAGACATTCCAAAAGCCGACTGCTGGTGTTTCGGATTCCCTTGCCAGGACATATCCGTTGCAGGAAAGCAAGCCGGATTTCAAGGAAACCGTTCAAGCCTGTTTTTCAGAGTTATGTACCTTATCGGACAACTCAAAGAAGAAGATAAACCCACTTACCTTTTCATTGAGAACGTTAAAAATCTGCTTAGTGTTAATGGGGGATGGGATTTCGCCAGATTGCTCATTGAAATGGAGCAGGGAGGGTATGATGCAGAATGGCAGGTGCTCAACTCCAAAGATTTCGGAGTGCCACAAAACCGGGAAAGATGTTTCATTATCGGACATCTTAGAGGAAGAAGTACCACAAAAATATTTCCTATCGAAGGAACAGACGGAAAAAATAGTGTTCAAATAATTGCACACAAAGACGGATATAGAAGAAATACACAAGTGTTTGCACCTGATGGAATTACCGGGACTCTTGATACTGGACAAGGTGGTGGAAGAGGGCATCATGTAGCATTGCCGTGTTTTGTTGATTTGAGTTATCAAAAAGCAGAGTTGACCAATAAAGCAAGGTGTTTACAAGCCAGACACAACAAAGGAATCGTAAATCATAAAGCTGAAGTAAGTGGAGTTGCAATTCCAGTATTGACACCAGACAGGGCAGAGAAACGTCAGAACGGAAGAAGGTTCAAAGAAGATGGCGAGCCAATGTTCACACTGACAGGACAGGACCGGCACGGAATCGCGATTGAAGTCAAGAAAGCAACGAAGCAAGGTTATACAGAATGCAGAGTGGGAATTGACAGCGTGAACTTCTCAATGCCAAACAGCAAGACAAGAAGAGGAAGAGTCGGACAAGAAATCGCCAACACACTCGACACGAGCTGCAATCAAGGAATATTCGTGCAGGTATCAGAAGAATTAACGGTATATGAAGTCTGGTATGAAAAATATCAGTGTTACATAGCAATCAGAAAGCTGACACCGAAAGAATGTTTTCGGCTGCAAGGTTGGCCTGATGATTATTTTGAAAAAGCACAGTTCGTAAATTCTGACAGTCAGTTATATAAGCAGGCAGGAAACGGCGTAACAGTGTCAGTTATAGAAGCTATAGCAAGGAGAATGAAAGTGGAGAATGCAAAGCTGCACCGGTGATTTATTTGCAGAATAACGGGCAGGTAGCGTTTGAATGAATCAATCATGGAGAACTGCACAATAGCGTGTCAGTTACTCACATGGGGAAAGTGAGGATGGAAATGAAAAATAATAATTACACTTCATTTTTCAAAATGAAGCCAAAGAAAGTAGAAAGATACATTCGTTGCAGAAAATGTGGTGGAAACATGGAATGGAGCATGGACTTTACACCACAAATCAAATGCCCGAAGTGCGGATATACTGTATATCCAAAACCTTATGAGCCAGATTGTATCAAACTGCCAGAAACATTGGAAGAATATTTTGAATTATATGAGAAAGTGAGGATGAAAAATGTTAATCAGAAGTCAGAATAAGGAAGTTTTAGTTGCATTTGAATTTTTACCCGATATCGAAGTTTCGGGTGGAGTAATAAGCGCAAGAAGAGATATGGGATGGTGTTGCTTGCTCGGAGAATATTCCACCAAAGCAAAAGCCATGAAAGTACTGGATATGATTCAGGAAGCATATATAAACGGACATGTGGATTATCAGATGCCAGAGGACAGTGAGGTTGTTGTATGATTGCATTTTTATTAGGATTCACCCTTGGAATCATATTCGGAGTGGTTGGTATTATATGTATAGCGATCATGTACGACAAACACCACCCAGACAAACAGAAAGGAGAACGGTATGCTGACAAGGAATAAAAAGCTGAAAGACTACGGTATTCCGGCAGAGGACATAGAAAAACTGAATACGATGCTGTGAAAGACTTCCCGGCAGAGTACGGATACCTGCTTTCCAGTGCCGCCTTGTCAGCTTGCCCGAAAAACACGGTGATAGCGGATATGGTTATTGAGAATATCCTACACCGGAAAAGTTACAGGAAAATCAGCAAAGAAAGATATATCCCGATGAACCCGAAAGACTTCTACAGATACAGACGCAAGACCGTCGCTGTACTGTATGAGAGGATGCGGTTGTTGGGAATGTGGGAGGATGAATAAATGCGTTTAATTGATGCAGACAAAATAATTGACTCTCTTGGAAATTCGGATATGGATTTTGCAATAGGTGCAGTTATTGATGAGCAGCCGACAGTTTTTGATGTAGATAAGGTTGTGGAGCGGTTAGAAGAAGAAAAGAAGAGAGCATTTAAACTATGTTTGGGAACTAATGACAGCACGCAAAGGCTGAAATACATTGAAAAAGAACAGACGATAGCTTTAGCAATCGAAATTGTAAAAGGTGGTGGAGTTGAATGAGAGAAATTCTTTTCAAGGGAAAGCGGATTGATAATGGAGAATGGGTTGAGGGATGTTACGCGGAATGCAATGGCAAGACATTCATTGGAATTGATATATCCATTGGCATTGATGATATATTTGAGGTTTTTTGTACTCCTGTAATTAGGTGGCTTGAAGTCGATCCAGAAACCCTCTGCCAGTTCACGGGGGAGACTGACAAGAACGGTAAGAGGATCTGGGAGAGCGATGTTGTTTGGCTTGTTTATGATGGGAAAGAACATATTTATCAGATAGTTTGGGATAACTCTGAATTAGATTTTAAAGCGACCAATGGTGAAGAAAATTACGGATCGAATTTTGAATATTTACTATGTTGCGATGAAATTGAAGTTATTGGAAACATTTTCGACAATAAAGAATTATTACAAGGAAGTGTAAAATGAGAGAGTTTATACATGGCGACTGCATGAAATATTTACCAGATTTTCCGGATAACTACTTTGATATTGCCATAGTAGACCCTCCATATGGAATAAAAGAGCATGGAGGAAAGAATCGAAGTAAATATGTAAAGCAGAAAAATGGAAGTTCCATATACGTTCCAGACGGAGGATATAAAAATTTTGGATGGGACAATTCGCCTCCTGAACCTGAATATTTTAAACAATTGTTCAGAGTTTCTAAAAATCAAATTATATGGGGAGCAAATTATTTTGATTACCCAATGACTGGCGGGATGATTATATGGGATAAATGCAATGATGGTTCAGATCAATCAGACGCAGAAGTCGCTTACTGCAGTCTTACAATAAGGGTTGACATTTTTCGCTATATGTGGAGAGGAATGTTTCAAGGAAAATCAATAATTGAAGGAACAATACAACAAGGAAACAAAAAACTGAATGAAAAGCGAATCCACCCAACCCAAAAGCCTGTAAATTTATATCGTTGGATATGTCATAAATATCTGCAGAAAGGAATGAAGATTCTTGATACCCATGTGGGGAGTGCAAGCTCACTGATTGCATATGAGGAATACGGTCTGGAATATGTCGGCTATGAAATCAATAAAGATTATTACGATTCAGCCCAAAAACGGTTGAACGAGTTCAGATCACAATTAACATTATTTGATTTAGGATTGGAGGAACACAAATGAGTAGCGCAAGCGTAAGATTTGGAACAAAAGCGTATGTATGTGCAAGGTACTTCCTTAGACCGGGAAAGTGCTTCAAATACATCGACCAGCGTGGAGAAGACACCACAGAACACGTCTATGAGGTCATGGCATTATATCCATATTGTGTATTGTTAAGAGATGCCAGAACGGGGGTCAGAACTTGTCCGGGATATAACACTTTGAGCCTGATGCTGAGAGGAAGTGAAGTAGGTGAGTAAATCAGTATTAGTGTTGGATACGCCAGAAACTTGCTTAGATTGCCCGTTCGGAACTGCATACTGCGGCGAACTTGAATATGTGGGTTATTGTGAATTAGCTGACTGCTTAGATTATGATATAATTCTGATGACAGAAGAACATTATGATTGCGAAAGTAAATCAAGACCTGAATGGTGTCCGCTGAAGCCATTACCGGAGAAAAAAGAGTATATCGTTCCAATTGACAATGTAGAATCACAAAAAGATATTATTGCGGTTGGTTGGAATGCCTGCTTGAGAGAAATTACAGAAACAAGCGATAAAAACGAGCGATAAAAAGCAAGCGATAAGAGGTGGAGGAGAAGAAGAATGAATAACAAACCTACACCAGACATAACGCCAAACCTTGCTATATCAGCATACCACGTACTATAGCAATATTGTACTGGACAGTCAGCGGATTGCAAAGGCTGCAGATTATACGAACACTGTCCAGAATGTTTTCAAGGCATACCATGTGACTGGAGTTTGAATGAAGAAGGTGAAATAAATGAAGCTGAGAAAGGCAACACTGATTGATTACGGAGTGCCGCCGGATGATATACCGACATTACAAAGCCACTTGCGGAATCTTAGCGAAAGTGATAAATACAATCTGTTACAGGTATCTATCAAATATGCACCCGGCATTGAATCGCAAATCTATGACAGTATTGTAAATAGTATTGGTTATCGGACAATGGAGAAGATCAGGACGGTTCCTGCAACAGAGAATGACTTTTATGGCTACAAACGCAAGGTCATGGCGGAATATTATCATTTAGCCAAATTGATTGGCAGACTTTAAAAAACTTAAAAATTTATAAAAGTGGTAGAGAGCTAAATCTCCCCAGTGTGGTATTATATTTGTATATAACTGCTATACTGGGGATTTTTTTGAATTCAGAAAGGATATGATTGGATGTTGATAGGATGGCAAATGAGAAAAATTTAATACCGAATTCTGAACGAACTCCGAGCGAACTCCGAGAAATAACTAAAAAAGGCGGTATTAAGTCGGGAGAAGTACGCCGTCAAAAAAAGACCCTTTCTGAATTAGCAAAAATGATAGCTGAGAATCCCGCCCCGACTGTCGCAAAGAAGAAGCTCACAAAGATGGGAATATCTGATGAGGATGCAAACAACAATGCTTGTATTGTAGCTGCTGTATACGATAAAGCTATCAAAGGAAATATGCAGGCAGTAGACAAATGGGAACAGTTGGTAGCTGTATCAAAATCAGACGAAAGCAAATATGAACTTCCTGCCAGAGTACTTGGTAAGGCATTCGTGGACATTAACCGACAGATTAAGCCCAATATTGAATATGTATTCGAGGGCGGTCGAGGTGGTCTAAAATCCTCATTCGTAGCTTTTAAGATTGTTGAGCTTATCAAGAATAATCCTCAGATGCACGCCTGCATTACAAGACAGGTGGCCGGTACTCTGAAAGATTCTGTATACGCTAACATGAAATGGGCTATCAACGAACTGGGACTGATGGAAGAATTTGAATGCAAGGTTTCGCCACTTGAGATCAAGTATATAAAGACTGGACAGACAATATACTTCCGTGGTCTGGACGATGAAACCAAACTGAAATCCATTAAGCCGGAATTTGGATATATCGGAATCCTCTGGAAGGAAGAAAAAGATCAAATGAAGGGAGATGCTCAGGAACGTTCTGTTAATCAGTCAGTGCTTCGTGGTGGCGATGAATCATATGATTTTTCATCATATAACCCACCAAAATCAAAATCAAACTGGGTAAACAGGATTAAGCTCATACCTAACCCGAAAAGAGTTATTCATCATTCGAGTTATCTGGAAGCCCCGTCGGAGTGGCTCGGACAGAAGTTTATTGACGATGCAGCACATCTGAAAGAAATTAATCCAGAAGCCTATGAACATGAATATCTGGGTGTTCCGAATGGAGACGGTGGAAACGTATTTGAATATCTGGAGATTAGAGATATTACAGATGAAGAAATCAGTCGCATGGACCGTATTTTCGCTGGCGTAGATTATGGATGGTACCCGGACCAGTTCTGCTATCTCCGAACTTATTACGATTCTGCTAGAGAGAAGATATATCTGATTGACGAGCTGTATGTAAATAAATGGAGCAACTCCAAGACCGCTGATTGGATTAAGAAAAAAGGCTATGACGATTATACGATGATATGTGATTCTGCGGAGCCTAAGTCCGTGAATGATTTCCGGGACGCCGGACTTCCTGCCAGAGGAGCAATCAAGGGACCGGGCAGTATCGAGTATGGTTTTAAATTCTTACAAACAAAGACCATAGTCATTGACCCGAAGCGGACACCAAACGCATACAAGGAAATTACGGAATATGAGTACGATCGGGACAAAGAGGGGAATGTAATAAGTGGTTATCCTGACGGAAACGACCATGCAATTTCGGCACTTAGGTATGCTTATGAGCCGTTGTTTAACAGAAGGGGGTACAGCGCATAATGAATAGCAAAGAAATATTCAAATGTTTGGAAATTCTGGACAAATTCCAGTTCTTCCAAGGGCAAAGAGCTGGAAGAGAATTGTGGAATGATAAACCGGCAGAGATACAGGACGAAGATATAAAGAATTTTAATAAAGACATAGAATTTATCAGAAATGTGCTGAAATCAGCTAATTCAGGTGATTAAATGGGACTTATAACAACACTAAAAAGGTGGTTTAACATGATATTCAAAAAACAAGCCGAAGAGGACTTTAACATCCAGGCAGCAGAATTTCCAGAGATGGAATCACTGATTAACCGGTGCGCGAACATTTACAGGGGAGTGCCGGAATGGTTAGATGATAAGAATAATATCAAGACGATTAATTTTGCTAAATCTGTGTGTTCTGAGACTGCCAGACTTGCAACACTGGCGATCGGTATTCAGATCGATGGTTCCGCAAGGGCTACATGGCTACAGGAACAGATTGACAAGGTGTACTTCCAGATTCGGCACTGGGTGGAATATGGATGCGCTTACGGAACGGTGTTCATTAAGCCAAACGGGGAGAGCCTTGACGTATTTACTCCGGCAGATGTGATGATTGTGGATTATGATAATCAGGAAATCAAAGGGATTATTTTCAAAGATTCTTATACTGTTGGACGGAAATACTACACAAGGCTCGAATATCACAGGTTTGTTGAGACAACAGTGGACGGAGTGACAACTTATCCGTATTATGTTTCTAACAGAGCCTATGTATCAAAATTCCATCAGTCAATCGGTGATAAGATCGACCTCAAACAAACCAAGTGGGCTGACCTAATGGCAGATACGCCGCCGATTCTCAAGGCAAACGGTGAGAAGCTGGACGGGCCTTTGTATGGAGTGCTTCGGACACCGCAGGCGAACAATGTAGATATCAGTACGCCGCTTGGACTTCCGATATTCGCTGAAGCTATTGAAGAATTAAAAGACCTCGATATTGCATACAGCAGAAACGCCGGAGAAATTTTTGATTCGCAGAAGATTATTCTGGCAGATGATAGGCTGCTGATGCCAAGCGGTACACCTGTAGCAGCCATGTCGCCACAGGGTATGAAGAACAGACGTAATGAGATGAACTTACCGCACTTTGTCAAAAATGTATTCGGACAAGATGAAAAAGAGTTTTATCAGGAAATCAATCCAATTCTCAACACAGATACTCGTATAAGCGGCATAAATGCCCTTTTAAGTCAGATAGGATATAAAATTGGATTCTCCAACGGGTACTTTGTTTTTAACGAATCTAGTGGCATTCAGACAGCTACAGGAGTAGAAGCGGAACAGCAGAGAACGGTGCAGTTCATTAAAGATGTACGTGACAAACTGGAATCTTGTCTGGACGAAGTAATCTACGCATTGAACGTCTACGCTGACCTGTACGGACTTGCACCGGTTGGGGCTTATGAGGTCAATTATGATTTCGGAGATATCCTGTATGTGCGTGAAAACGACCGTGCAAGATGGTGGCAGTATGTGACTACTGGCAAGGTTCCGGCATGGTTGTATTTCGTGAAATTCGAGGGAATGACAGAGGATGAAGCGAAAGCAATGGTCAAAGAAGCTCAACCAGACGAACCAACATTATTCGGAGAGGAGTAAAAAGATGGCAGATAAACCAGTAACAAGGGAAGAAAAATATCTTGCGTACTTGACAGGTGATTATACGGGCGAACTCCCGAAGCCGATCACGCGAAAAGAGAAGTATTTATACGAATTATGTTTAAAAGGAATTGGCGGTGAGATTTCACCGGAAGAAATCAAAGCCGCAGTAAATGAGTACCTTGAAAAGAATCCAGTCCTTCCTGGAGCCACGACAGAACAGGCACAGCAGATCGAGCAGAACAAGACAGATGTTGCGTCGTTGAAAGAGGAAACTAGTTCGCTAAAGGAAGATATAGGGAATGTTAAAGCAGAACTTCCTAATGTTGGAAAAGTAAAATCCGTAAATGGAAAACAGGGTGATGTCATTATCACGTCTGAAGATATTGGTTATTCTGCACCAGAAGAAACTATTGATAATACCGTAAAGAAGTGGCTGAATGACCATCCAGAAGCAACCACGACAGTTCAAGATGGTGCAATTACATTAAACAAACTGTCAAAAAATGCCGTAAAAGACACAATTGATATGTCATACGGTCAAATTAGTACGCCAATGGTGTCTTTTGTTACGGATGATGGACAGTTAACAGATTATACTATTTTCTACAAAAAAATATTTAAGCCGCTCGGCGTTCCTGCTTCAGCCGCGATAATTGGAAAAGCTGCTGATAAAAACCCAAAATGGTTGACTACCGAACAATGCAAGGAGCTGAAATCTGATGGATGGACAGTTGCAAGCCATACTTATAATGACCTTGTTACAAATGAAAGCGGAGTAACAAAAGGCGATATTGAAACTGATTTTGAATTATCATCTAAGTGGTTATTTGAAAGAGGGCTTGATTATGATATTTATGTTGCCCCACATGGCTCTTGGACACCAGACACGGATGAATGTGCAAGAAAAATATTTAGATGTTGTATTCTCACTGGACACAGATTCAATGATGGAGCATACGATACTACTGGGATGGGGCGAACAGGAATATTTGACAATTATTCGATATTAAGAAGAAGCGGTATTGGAGATTCAGATAATAAAAATAATGCAATTACAAAAGAAGGAATGATTGCAGATATTCAGTATGCTGTAAAAAATAATTTATGGCTGGTATTTGTAATGCATTCATGGAAAGATGTATTTTCAGAGGGACAAACCGGTGTTGACGATTTGATTGAGGTTGTAACGTATTGCAAAACAAATAACATACCTATAGTCAATCTTAAAGATGGATTAAGACTAAAAGGTAACACTATTGATGTTGGTGAAAGAATTAATGGCAAAAAATGGTGTAGGGTTGGAGCAAATGGCTCTTTTCATTATCAAGAGTCAATGTGTTCTACAATTACAAATTCAGAAAACAAAAATTATTATGTAAAAGTTGCTGAAATGTATGCAAACGCTGGTGGCTTGGATTTTGGCGTTACTTTTGATTTTTATGTGACAAATTTTGATGATGGTTATATATTGCCACAGGGGAAAGTCACAGCAATATTCAAATCAGGAGGATCACAGGGGGAGTTGTGTTCAGCGAGAATATTTTATGTGACACATAATGTAATTCCTAACAGCGGTGAAACGATTAAATTTATTGCAGTAGATAATAATATTTTATTTGGAAATAAGATTGATATTTATTGTAAGTTTAGTCGTATTAATTCAAATGTCATAATAACAAATGTTCATGAAATTCTGAAAAACACCAAAAAGTCATATGTAAATGTGGAAGTATCAAGCGATTATATATCAGATGTAACACCAACATATACAGCTGTCTTCAAGAATGATATTAGAGTTTTATCCAATGCGAAACCTACCAAATCACTGTCTATAGGTGAGGTCGCCATGGATGATGCACTCAAAAAAGTATATATATCATACTCATCCGGCTATAACAAGTGGATAGAGTTGCTGTCAGAAAAAAATCTACAATCAAATATTTGCAATACAATCAGCATGGAATTTGATGACAGTGGTACAGATGGGATAACTTTTAGTGTGAATTATTGCAGGTATTTAAAAATTGGTCAACTCGTGATTTTAAGTTGTCAAATAATTGGAACACTTAATAGGTCAGTTGTAAAAGGGAATATGAAAATTACCGGGGTACCATTTAAACCTATGATGAACACGCCTGTGCTATGTGGTAGTTGGTCGTTTCCGTCTACACAACCAAAATCAATGTATGTAGGTAATGACGGAATAATTGTAACAAATGCAAGTCCAGATGCAACATTGGCTCAAACATCGTTTAACATTATATTTGAGATATGTTATTTTACAAAGGCTTAATTAACTAAAAAGGGCTTTAGTTAATTAAGTAAAAAAAGTGGAGCACATCATTTTCTGCTGTGCTCCCTGTAACAGAATTAAATTATTTATGCTTCTCCCAAAATTCAGCTACAGACGGAGGTACATAAGTATCATTCTCAGATATTACAACTTCCGTCCGAATTTTGGAGTTATTAGGTAGAACAGGATCACCACCGTCACTAATCTCATCCGCTATTTTAAGCATTTTAATAGCTTCTTCGGAGTACGGATATTCAATACCGCAGTTCGGGCAGGTAATTTTGTCTACTGAAATTTTTTCGTTGATGTAATAGCAGCATCCGCAAGTACAATAAACTTTTAATTTTAAAAACATTTTGCGACACCTCCTTAATAGGTTGATTGTAGCATATTTTCAAAACATGTACCACGACTTTTGACGAAAGAGGTGATATATTATACTTAGTCCAGAATATTTGCGTCGAATAACAGAGGGCAGCGAACAGATTGCAGAAGAATTGCATCAGTATATCATCTCTGAGATCGTGTCGAGGATGATGGCAAGAATCGGCAGAGGTGAGGACTATATTCTGACCAATGCCGATGCGTGGAGAATCAGAACGCTACAGGAATCGGGTGAGCTGCTAGAGGATATTCTGGCAGAATTATCCAAATATACCAAACGCGAACATCGGGAACTTCTTGAGGCGTTTGAAGATGCCGGAATCACTGCAATGAACTATGACGATAAGATATACAAGGCAGCAGGATTAAGCCCTGTGCCGCTTGAACAGTCGCCGGCTATGATAAGACTCATGGAGCGAAATATGCTTGCGACTATGGGAGAGTGGAAGAACTTCACAAGAACAACCGCAAGTGCCGCTCAAAGGCTCTATATCGAGCAATGTGACCTTGCCTATAACCATGTGATGACTGGGGCAGTCGGCTATACGCAAGCCATCAAAGAGGCAGTTAATAATGTTGTGAGTGATGGTGTTACTGTCACATATCCATCTGGCAGAAAAGACACGATCGAAACAGCAGTCGCACGTTCTGTCAGAACTGGAGTGGCTCAGGCGTGTGCTGATATTCAGTTGACAAGAATGAAAGAAATGGGATACGGTTTAGTATTGACATCGGCGCACATAGGAAGTCGCCCAAGTCATGAAGTATGGCAAGGGCAGGTATTTTCCATAGACTGGGAAAAATTAAAAGAAATCAAGCCGGAGTTTTTTCGAGAGCGAGACACATCAGAATACCGTAGAATGCTGGAGCAAAAAGCAAGTCAATATCCAGATTTTATTGAAAACTGTCATTATGGCGAAGCTGATGGAATATGTGGAGTAAATTGCAGACATCATTTTTCAGTTTGGGCGGAAGGAATGCCGAATCCCTACGCAGAACTATCAGCACAGGATAAAGCTGATAAAGGCAAACAGTACGAAAAGGAACAGCGGCAACGTACTTATGAACGGAGAATCCGCAAAACGAAGAGAGAAGTTCTCGGAATGCAAGCGGCGGTTGATAACTGTAAGGATGAACAGACAAGATTCGCACTTCAGCAAGACCTTGACCGGAAGTCTTATCTTTTGCAGAAACAAAATGCTGCATACAAAGATTACTGCAAGCAGAACGACCTAAGGGAACTGCAAGACCGGCTTATGATAGCAAAGTGGAATCGTCAGAATGCCGCTAAAGCCAGAGGAGCGGCAAAAAGATATAAAACAGCAAAGGGGATTGACTGATGGATAAATGGGAGTATTTTAATCCTAATCCTGTTAAGGGTAAGAGAACCGGAGATTGCGTTGTCCGGGCAATATGCAAGGCAACCGATTTTGACTGGGAAACGGTATTCGCCGGATTAATGGTGCAGGCATGTACTCTGTCAGATATGCCAAGCGCAAATTATGTTTGGGGAGCGTATCTCTATAAGCATGGATACAGACGTAAACTGATAGAACAGTCAGAGCGATATATCTATACAGTCAACGACTTTTGCACAGATCATCCAACAGGTACATACATCCTCTGCATAGATGGTCATGTGGTGACAGTACAAGATGGCGAATATTTCGATACATGGGATTCCGGTAATGAGATCCCGGTATATTACTGGGAAAAGGAGTAGCTAAATGAGCATATCAGAATTTATACAGATTTTTCTCTCTATCTGCGGAGGAGTGTCTATTGTCGGAGGAGCGGCGGCTGTAATCTTTAAATGGATTACTCCGGCATTCCGACTTAATAAGCGAGTAGAGACACTGGAAGAACATGACAAGCGAGATTATGAGAGTCTTCAGAGGATCGCAGAACGAGATTCATTAATTCTGGAAGTGTTATCAACCATGTTGGATAGTCAGATTAGTGGGAATAATGTCGAAGAATTAAAAAAAACAAAACAGAAGCTTACAAATTATCTTGCGCAGAATCAGCGTTAGCATTAGTAAGGGGTATGCTCATGAAATTATATGTGTTCACAAAGAAAGATATAGACAGATTCTTGATAGAGTGTAATTTCACACCGGACGAAGAAAGATTGTTCCGGTTGAGATGCAAGGAATATACGCTCGAATACTGCGCTGAACAGATGAATGTGAGTATCTCCACGGCGAAACGATTAAGCCGGAGGGTGAACAATAAAATAATTAAAGTATGCTGATACTTTTCAGATACTTATATGGGTCTTAGACGAACTGTCTAAGGCTCTTTTTTTATGTAAAAATAGTCATAGAAAGTCATAGAATAAGTCATAGAATAAGTCATAGGAGGTGTACGAGATGGCATTATATAACAATCCTTATCAATATAGCTTCGGCGTTCCGGGACAGATGAACCAATTTCAGCAACAGCCTGTCCAGATGCCGGCTCAACCAGTACAGCAACCCCAGCAGAATAACAATGGCATCCTGTGGGTATCTGGCGAAGTTGGCGCAAAATCCTATCTGGTAGCACCCGGGACAAGTGTTTTACTGATGGATAGTGAAAGTGAAAAGTTCTACATAAAATCCACAGACGTTTCCGGTATGCCACAGCCATTACGGACGTTTGAGTACCACGAAATAGGCACTCAGATGCCACCTAAACAGCCTGCTCAGAACATGGACAGTAAATATGTCACCAGACAGGAATATGACGATTTAAAGGGCAAATACGAAGCTATCATAAACCGATTAAATTCTTTTTCTGAACCTGTTAGAGCTAATACCGCACAGGAATCAACAGTCAAAGGAGGAAACGCAGATGAGTAATCCATTATTTAACATGCTTGGTGGTGGGATGCCGCAGGGAAACGGACCAATGCAGATGATACAGCAGTTTATGCAGTTTAAGCAGAATTTTAAGGGAGACCCGAAAGCAGAAGTTGAGAAGATGTTACAGTCTGGGAAGATTTCTCAGCAACAGCTTAATCAGGTTCAGCAGATGGCAGGACAATTTCAGCACATGTTAAAAGGAATGAAATAGTACATTACAATCTGGCCAGATTGATGTAAATACACAATAAAGGAGATTATATTATGGATGGAAATTATAGCTTATCAGATATAGCCGCCGCTACTGGAAACGGTAGAAATAATGACGGCATGTTTGGCGGAGATGGTAGCTGGTGGATTATTGTTTTATTCATTTTTGCTTTCTTCGGATGGGGAAACAACGGCTGTGGCAATAATGGCAATGGCGGCGGATATGCAGCCACAGCAGCTACTCAGGCAGACATTCAGAGAGGATTCGACAATTCAGCGGTAATCAGCAAACTTGATGGAATCAACAGTGGCCTGTGCGATGGCTTTTATGCCATGAATAATGGTATGCTTACCGGATTCAATGGAATCAACACAAACATCATGCAGACCGGCTTCGGAATCCAGCAGGCTATTAATGCCGATACTGTGGCTAATATGCAGAATACTAATGCTTTACAGGCACAGCTTGCGAACTGTTGCTGCGAAACCAGAGAAGCAATTCAGGGCGTAAATTACAATATGGCACAGAACACCTGCGCATTGCAGAACACCATGAACAGCAATACAAGAGACATTATTGACAGCCAGAACGCTGGAACAAGAGCTATTCTTGATTATCTTTGCAATGAAAAGATTTCTAGCCTGCAGGCTGAAAACAATGATCTCAGACGTGCTGCATCTCAGGATCGCCAGAGTGCACTTCTCACAACTGCAATGGCTTCACAGACACAGCAGCTCATTAATGCGATTAATCCAGCACCGATTCCGGCATATCAGGTTCCTAACCCGAACACATATTACGGATGTGGATGCAACACCGGATGTAATTGCTAGCAACTTCATATCGAGAGTATCTTTCGATTGATTTCGGATGTCGGCTTATGCCGTATTACACAGAGGGGCAGGCTGAGACCTGTCCTTTTGTGATATGAAAGGGGTAAAAATTATGGCAGAATTTACAAGTGTAGCTGCTCAGACTGTAGCAGCAAATGGAAACGTAGTATTTTCAAATACAGCAGTTAAGGGTTCTAACTGCATTCAGCACAGAGAGGGAAGCGGAATCATCACTCTAAGAGGACTGACTAACCAGTGTAAAGCGAGATTCTTCGTGGATTTTTCTGGTAATATCGCAATTCCAACAGGCGGTACTGTCGGAGCTATTTCTCTGGCAATTGCAATCTCTGGTGAGCCGGTTCTTTCTTCCCAGATGATTTCCACACCGGCAGCAGTAAATCAGTACAATAATGTGTCCTCTGGCATCTATATTGATGTGCCTCACGGATGCTGCGTTAATATCGCGGTAGAAAACACAAGCGATCAGGCTATTTCTGTTGCGAACGCAAACATTGTCGTAACCAGAGAAGCGTAGGAGGTGTGATTATGAGAGATATTAAAGACTTATGCGCAAGAATCGAAGACGAGCTGTCCAAAATTGCTGATAATGGGCTGACCACTGGGAACTTGGAAATGACATACAAACTGATTGATATGTACAAAGATATCAAGAATACGCAGTACTGGGATAAGAAAGTAGAGTACTACAACACTGTCCTTGATGAGATGCGTGGCGGATACAATGACGATTACAGTGAACGTGGAAGAAAGCGTGACAGCATGGGGAGATACATCGCAAATGATGGCAGAATGATGCCGGATTACGACCGGGGCAGTTCTTATGCCAGACGTGGCGAGCATTATGTTAGAGGGCATTACAGCCGCTCTGATGGGCGAGATGCTTATGACGACTATATGACACAGAAGCAGAGCTATCGCTCCGGCAAGTCTGAAGACTGCAAAAGAAAGATGCTTGCCGCTCTGGAAGAGCATCTGGACGAACTCACAACAGAAATGAGCGATATGTCCAAGGATGCAGAGTGCCGGGAGGAACGTGATCTTGTCAAGAGATACGTGGAAAAACTCCGTGATATGCTCTAAAAACGCAAAAGTGGTAGAGAGGTAATTAAAAGAAATCTGTTATAATGTAATTGTGCAGCAGGAAGCACAACGGTTGTTTTGACATTTTCGTTTTAATCCTCCTTTCTTTAATTTAGTAGCTGGTGCGCACGCTTTAACGGAAAGTTAAACAGGTTCGAATCCTGTCGTGCGTATTTGCCGTCTGGCACGCAAGATGGCACACCTCCTTGATTAAGGTTTTTGTTATTCATACTTTTCTTTAAAAAAAAGAAATAAATATCCGAAACAACTCGTGGTAGGCATAACACGTTAAATACCTTGCTAACCCGGGAATCCGGGTTAATGGGATATAGCTCAGTTGGTAGAGCATCTGACTGTTAATCAGAGTGTCACAGGTTCGATTCCTGTTATTCCAGTTACCCTGCCAGTGGTCTAACTGGCTTAATCCATTTACCTGCGGCGGCAGGTCAATAAACACGACCAGGAGGATGTTATGCAGAAACTTATTGACACATTAAAATCATATGGAATTGAAATCCCGGAGGACAAGCAGGCAGATGTGAAGAAGGCACTCTCTGAGCATTATAAGAATGCTAAAGAAGTAGCGAAAACTCTGTCAAAAGTCGAGGGTGAACGTGACGACTGGAAAGAACGTGCTGAGACAGCAGAGGAAACCTTAAAAGGCTTTGATGGTATCGACCCGGCGAACATTCAGACAGAGCTTGCTGAATGGAAGAAAAAAGCCGAGGATGCAGAAAAAGAGTTTAATGCAAAAATCTACGACCGTGATTTTTCAGATGCACTCAAAGCGGCACTCGATGATGTTAAATTTTCAAGCGAAGCGGCAAAGAAATCAGTCATGGCAGACATCAAAGAAGCAGGTCTTAAGCTGAAAGATGGTAAAATCCTTGGGCTGAACGACCTGATTGAGCAGATGAAACAGTCTGACGCATCCGCTTTTGTGGATGAATCTCAGCAGCAGGCTCAGCAGAATCAGGCAAGATTTACCACTCACGTTGGACAGCAGCAGACACCGGGAAGCATGACTAAAAAAGATATCGAAGCGATCAAAGACCCGTCCGAGAGACAGGCTGCAATTGCTCAGAATATCCAGTTATTCCAGTGATTTTTTACACCGACTATACGACAGAGTATAGCCGCTAACCCAATACCTTAATATTTATGGGTAGAAAGGATTTTTATATGGCAGCAAAAGCTAATCTTATTATGACTAATGATATCCAGGTCACAGCACGTGAGATTGACTTTGTAACCAGATTCGAAAGAAACTGGCAGCACTTACGTGACATTCTGGGAATCATGAGACCTATCAAAAAACAGCCGGGTGCTGTACTGAAATCTAAGTACGCAGAGGGTACTTTACAGAGCGGAAAAGTGGCAGAGGGTGAGGAAATTCCTTACAGCAAATTTACTGTAAAAGAAAAGAACTATGCGGAAATGACCATTGAAAAGTACGCAAAGGCTGTATCTATCGAAGCAATCAAGGATCACGGTTATGAGAACGCCGTTCAGATGACTGATGATGAATTCCTTTTCCAGCTTCAGACTGACGTTACCAGCAGATTTTATGACTATCTGAAAACCGGTACACTTACTTCCACAGAAACAACATTCCAGATGGCTCTGGCAATGGCTAAAGGCCGTGTTGAGAACAAATTTAAGCAGATGCACAGAAACGTGACTGGCGTTGTTGGATTTGTCAACATTTTGGACGTATATGAATATCTCGGAGCAGCTGAGATCACTATTCAGAACCAGTTCGGCTTCCAGTACATGAAGGACTTTATGGGATTCAACACTATCTTCCTGTTATCTGACAGCGAGATTCCGAGAGGACAGGTTATTGCAACACCTGTTGAGAACATCGTCCTGTACTATGTAGACCCGAACGAATCTGACTTTGCGAGAGCTGGTCTGGTGTATACCGTTTCCGGCGAGACAAACCTGATCGGATTCCATACTCAGGGCAACTACCACACAGCAGTGTCTGAAGCGTTTGCGGTTATGGGACTTACACTTTTTGCGGAGTACATTGACGCAATCGCAGTAATTACCATTGACGAAACACCAACACTTGGTGCTCTGACAGTAAATTCCACAGCTGGGACAGCAAGTGGCGACACAAAAATCACTGTAAATCCGGCTAAGGAAAATGCTGGCAATGTGTATAAATACAAAGTTGCAACAGACGCAGTAACTGTTGGATATGGACAGAACCTCAGAAACTGGACTACATGGGACGGAAAAGCCGACATTAAGGCAGCAACCGGACAGAAGATCACAGTGGTTGAGTGCGATGGAACATACAAAGCACTGAATGCCGGAAGTGCAAGCGTGACAGCGAAATCATAAATGTAGGAGGTAACTGGCATGGCTTACGCAGATTATAAATTCTATACAGAATCATTCGGCAATGTCGTGCCAGAAACCGACTTTCCACGACTGGCAGAAAGAGCCAGTGATTTTGTGGACATAATGACGTTTGACAGGTTGGTGGACGGGCTGCCGGAAAACGAACGCTCACAGAAGCGTATCAAAAAGGCGGTCTGTTCATTAGCTGAATTAATGTATCAGATTGAGCTTGCTGAAAAGAATGCTGCCAGTGCCGCCGCTAGTGGAGTATCAACCACAATCGGGTCTGGTGGTAGCACGACAGGCATTGTAACCTCTGTATCCTCTGGCAGTGAATCCATTTCCTACGCCACACCTCAGCAGATTGGAGCGAGTGCAAAGGAATGGAGTGCGGTGTATGCCGCCGCCGGAGATGTACAGAAAACGAACGACTTACTCTTAAAGACAGCTTTACCGCTTCTGATGGGAGTAAGGACGGATGATGGAATACCGATTCTCTATGCGGGGGTGTGAGTATGATTTGCAATAAAAAGGCTTATTCAGATATGCGAAAAGACTGTGAAAGCTGTCCAGACAAACAACAGTGTTGGAGCGGTAAAAATGTTGGAGTAGCCTATTTGGATGCAGACATTATAGAAGAAGCATCACAGCCACTTATGAGAGAAACAAAGACTATAAATGTCGGTGGTGTACTCACAACGGTATATAAAGATGATATTGAAAGAGAAATATATAAGGCTTTACGAGAGCCTTTTTCTCTGAATTTTGGAGCATAAAGGAGTGATTATATGGACATTTCAACATTAGGCTCATGTATTGCAATCGTTATGATTTGCTACATCGTAGGAATGGGCTGTAAAGCATCAAAAAGAATCTCCGATGAATGGATTCCGGTAATCATGGCGATTATTGGTGGGATTCTTGGAGCTGTCGGAATGGGAATTATCCCAGATTTCCCGGCAACAGATTATATCACGGCAGTTGCGGTCGGTATGTTTAACGGCTTGTCGGCTACTGGTGTAAATCAGGTTATTAAGCAGACAGTGCAGAAAGAATAATTAAGGAGAGGGTATCATGTATTCATCTAAAATTACACTTTTCAACTATTACGAAAGTGCCACAACAGGAGATGCGTACTGGTACCCTCATGTTTTATCCGGTGTTGACCTTATTACGGACAAAGGAGCAATTCTTAAAAAGTACGGGCCAGACGCAACAGACAACGCACAGTTACACATCCGTTATACTGTCCAGAACGGTGACATAACCATTACTGATAAAGACGGCAAGATTCTTCCATGGATGCCAGTTAAAGAGTGGAAAAGACAGATTAACAACGCTCTGGAAGATACTATCACATTCTCAGATGAATCATTCTTCTGGGAGGGTGAGTGGACTGGCGGAACGGTATCTGATGGTGATTATCGGAGCGGATTCTATCAGTACATGAACGAGAACAAGGATAACGTGTTCAAGATTACCAGTGTTGGCGGTCCGTATACGCTAATTCCACATTTTGAGATTCTGGGTAAGTAATATGAGTAAGATTCATCATTTTAAAGGATTCTCCATAGTTGATGGAGATATGAAAATAAAGCTGAATATGGACAGGTTCTCCAGGCAGTATCAAGAAGCTCAGTATCTCCTTGATGGGATGGTCATGGACAGTATGGTTCCGTTTATGCCGATGATTTCAGGAGATTTCATTGACGAGACAAGGGCAAGAAGTTCAGCCATGCAAGGTACAGGCTTTGTTTGTGCGGCGGCAGAACCTTATGGCAGATTCCTCTATATGGGAAAAACGATGGTGGACGAGCTGACCGGAAGCCCTTACGCTCGGCAGTATGCCAAGAAAGTCCTTGTTAGTCAGTTTTCTGGGCAAACAGCCGCAAAGGAAAATCTTGAATACACCAAACAAGCTCACCCACAGGCACAGGCAAAGTGGTTCGATGCCGCTAAACGACAATACGGTAGCACATGGATTCGCAAAGTAAAAGCACAGGCAGGAGGTGGCAGACATGGCGGATAAACCTATCGGTAAAGATGCAACTGGATATGAGATTCTGACAGATGCCATGAAAGCACTTCTGAACCAGTATCCAGGGCTATATGAAAATGAAACAATCAAATTTGAGGAACTTGGCAAGGAATCAGGAATTGCGTTCTCGGCAGATAACGGTGCCTTGATTTATTCAGAAAAAGAAGACGTTTGCGGAACAATGCATCAGGTATGCCAGTACCCATTTTATGTAGTATACCGTACAGCATCCGACAAGGAACGACAGAAGCTATCTGTTCAGAAGTTTCTTGACAATCTCGGTAAATGGATATGCCGAGAACCAGTTATCATAAATGGCTCTGAGACACGTTTAAATGCGTTTCCTGAGCTTTCTCAGGGGCGAGTGATAAAACGTATCACCCGTGATAATTCCTATGGTTTAGAACCACAGGAGAGTGGTGTACAGGATTGGTTATTACCATTATCGGTACGCTACGAAAACACTTATGAAGTAATATAACGTAACAACCGGCTATCAATTAGAGATAGTCGCTAACCTACACAGCCTTTTTAAAATGATAGGCAGAAAGGACATTTCTATGCCAGTAACAGGAAAAATTGATCGTAAATATATGGCTCATTACATTGATTCTGGTTCTCTTTGTGGAGGACTGACACCAAAATATGAGCGTCTTGGAAAAGATCTGGAAGAGTACAATATTGACCTCAACCCGGATACTGAAACATCTAAGAATATTCTTGGAGAATCCACATTTAAACATAATGGCTACGAAGCTTCTTCTGACGCTGATCCGTTCTATGCAGACACCACATCAGACCTGTTTGAAAAGCTTCAGCAGATCGTAGATGAACGCCTTAAAGATGATAATCTAAAAACAAGTGCAGTTGAAGTACACCTCTGGAAAGAAGCAACAGCCGGTAAATACGAAGCATACAAGCAGGATTGTCATGTTGTGCCGACTTCCTACGGCGGTGATACATCCGGCTATCAGATTCCGTTTACCGTCAATTATACCGGCGAACGAGTAAAAGGAAAATTTGATATCAGTTCCGGCACATTTACAGCTGACAGCGAATAATTTTTAGGAGGATATAGAAAATGGCAAAAACAATTAATACAAACATTGATGATGGATTTCTTCTTTTCACATTCACAAACAAACAGGGTGAAGTGTTCTCTTCATTTAAGCTGAACCCTACCGACATTAACGTTGCAGCAAGAGCGGAAGAATTGGAAACTTTCTTTGAGCAGGCTCAGGAATCTGTTAAAAATGTTTCTTCCAGCAAAGAGATGGCTGAGATTAATAAGCAGATTGAGGACAAAATCAATTATATGCTCGGATATGAAGCATCTAAGGATTTATTTAAAGAACCAATTACCGCAACAACTGTTTTTGGAAATGGTCAGGTATTCGCTTATATCGTCCTTGACAAAATCAATGAAGCACTTACTCCAGAGATTGAAAAGAGAAAGAAAAAAATGCAGGAAGTGGTCAATAAGTACACGGAGAAGTATACAAAATGACCGCCTATGAGTTGCCCACCTCACTAAATATCAGTGGGGTGGATTTTTCTATCAGAACGGATTTTCGAGTAATTATTGACATTCTGGTCGCCATGAATGACCCAGAATTGGACGAACAGGCGAAAGCTGTTGTTATGTTACAGATTTTGTTTGAGGACTGGCAAAGCATACCCCTGGAACATCTTACAGAAGCTTGTCAGAAAGCTTGCGAGTTTATTGATTGTGGTCAATTCGATGATATCCCGAACAAGCCCAAACCCCGTTTGATGGACTGGGAACAGGATGGAGATATGATCGTTCCGGCTGTGAACAAGGTTGCTGGTAAAGAAATCAGATCAGTACCTTATATGCACTGGTGGACGTTTTTTGGATACTTTATGGAATCTGGCGAGTGCCTGTTCAACACCGTAGTTGGAATCCGGTCAAAAAAAGCAAAGGGCGAAAAGTTCGATAAATGGGAAAAGAAATTCTATCAAGAGAATAAAAACATAATTGACATAAAAACACGTCTCAGCGACGAGGAGCAAGCTTATAAAGATAAGCTGAATGAGATGTTGAACCTCAAATAGTTAGGAGGTGGACACATGGCTGCTGATGGCTCAGTCATTATTGATACCAGAATGGACACATCAGGCGTGCAAAACGGCGTATCAGCAATCAGGCAGTCTTTTAACGGACTTGGCAGCGTAGTAAAAAAAATAGGCGTACTGATTGGCGGAGCATTTGCGATTGGAAAACTGACGCAGTTCGGTAAGGAATGCGTAGAACTCGGCTCTAACCTTGCCGAAGTGCAGAACGTGGTCGATGTTACATTCACAACCATGTCGGACAAGGTAAACGAATTTGCAAAGAATGCTATGACCTCTGCCGGACTGTCAGAAACCATGGCAAAACAGTATGTCGGAACGTTCGGAGCAATGTCTAAGTCGTTCGGTTTCTCCGAAGCACAGGCTTACGACATGTCAACAGCTCTGACGCAGCTGACTGGTGACGTAGCATCATTCTATAACATTAGTCAGGACTTGGCTTATATTAAGCTGAAATCAGTGTTTACGGGCGAAACGGAAACACTCAAGGACCTCGGCGTGGTAATGACCCAGTCAGCACTTGACCAGTATGCGCTGGCTAATGGTTATGGCAAGACCACATCTGAAATGACAGAACAGGAGAAAGTGGCTCTCCGTCTGGCTTTTGTGCAGAAACAGTTATCGGCTGCATCTGGTGATTTCATCCGAACATCTGACTCATGGGCGAATCAGGTGCGAGTGATGCAGTTACAGTTGCAATCTCTCAAGGCAACAGTCGGACAGGGATTAATCAATCTCTTCACTCCCGTTTTGAGAGTTATTAATATCTTGCTCGGTAAGTTAGCAACTCTGGCAAATGCCTTCAAGTCATTTACGGAATTAATCACCGGAAAGAAATCATCTGGCCAGACAGGCACAAGTGGTGCAGGTCTTGTCGGAACAGATGCAATAGCTGATACGGCAGACCAATATGGAAATGCTGCCGACAATGCCGAAAAGCTGGCAGATGCAACAAATGATACAGCGGACGCAACCAAGAAAGCTACTAAGGCGGCAAAAGGATATCTTAGTCCTCTCGACGAAATAAATAATTACTCAACGGATAAAAGTGCGGATTCATCGTCAAAAGTACCGGGCGCAACTGGCGGACTTGCAGATCAGATGAAAGATGCTGTACAAAATGTTGATTATGGGAAATTGGCAGAGGGTGAGACAGTTCTTGATAAAATGTCAAAACCGCTAAAAAAGATAATCGACAGATTTAAACAGTTGGCTAAGTTAATCGCAAAAGGATTCTGGGATGGGTTAGGAGACTACGAGCCGATTTTTGACGGAATAAAGAAAGACCTTGATTCTATATGGAAATCCTTAAAGGATATCTTTACTGATTCAGAAGTTACTAAAGCAGCAAATAATTTTCTTGATTCATTTGCATATGCAATTGGACAAGTTGCCGGTTCATTTGCCAGAATCGGATTAACAATTGCGCAAAACATTATAGGCGGAATTGAAAAGTTTTTAAAGCAGAACACGCAAAGAATAAAGAACTATCTGATAGATATGTTCAACATCGGCGCTGAAATTTCACAAATCGCAGGAAATCTTGCAGTTGCTTTCGCTGATGTTTTCTCAGTTTTAGGTGGAGAAACTGCGCAACAGATCACAGCAGATTTAATCGGAATCTTTGCTGAAATCGGAATGGTTCTTACGGAAACGGCTGCAAAACTTGGCAGAGACATCCTTAACATGATTGCGCAGCCTTTTATCGACAACAAGGACATTTTAAAGTCAGCAATCGAGGGTAGTCTCGGAGTAATAGAAACCGTAACAAGCGGCGTCTTAACAGTTGTTCAAAACCTTAGCGACGCAATATCAAGGTTATACGATGAACACGTAAAGCCGCTCTTTGATTCTATAGCAAATGGACTATCAAGCATATTTGGAACTCTGATAACTGGATATAACACGTACGTTCTTCCTGTTTTTCAAGGACTAGCAGAACAAATCAAAGGGCTATTAGAGGGACCATTAGGGGACGCAATTTTAAAAATAGAGACTTTCCTCGGTAAACTTATTGATTCCCTGAAATTTCTGTGGGAATCGGTGTTAGTGCCTTTAATTAACTGGATAATTGCGAATTTGCTTCCAGTTATGGCGGAAGTAATTAACGTTGTAGGCACCGTAGCAATAAAAGTCATAAAATCATTAATTAAAATAATTGGTGATGTAGCAGACACTCTGAGCGGAATCATTGATTTCCTTGTAGGCGTTTTCACAGGAGACTGGGAACTGGCTTGGCAGGGAATAAAAGAGATTGCGGATGGAACATGGAATTTTATCAAAGATGTTGTGTCGGGTGCGTGGGAGATAATTAAAACCGTAACAAAAGGCGCGTTGAGCATAATAAAGAGCATCATCAGCACTGCTTGGAATGCGATTAAAGCATTGACTTCAACAATCTGGAACGCAATCAAAAAGACACTTTCTGGCCTTTGGAACTCTCTTAAATCCACAGCCAGCACAGTATTTAATGCAATTAAAACTAAAGTTGTAGGCGTATGGGACAGCGTAAAGAACAAGACATCCCGAACATGGGAAAGCGTAGCTACGTTCGTATCTAATAAAGTAGAAGCGATAAAAAATGCTATCACTAATAAGTTTAATGCCGCCAGAGATGCAGTCAAATCTGCGTTTGAAGGCATTGTGGATTTTATTAAAGCTCCGATTAATCAGGCAATCAGCATTGTTAATAATGCAGTTGGAATGATTAATAATGCAATTGGTGGAATTGAATCTGCGTTCTCCTTTGGGCCCTGGACTGTTCCAACACCGTTTGGTTCAAAGACTATTGGATTTCATGCGACATTTCCACGTATCGGAACTATCCCATATCTGGCCAGTGGCGCAGTTATTCCGCCAAGGTCAGAATTCCTTGCGGTATTAGGTGACCAGAAGAAAGGAAATAACCTGGAAGCACCGGAAAGCCTGTTGCGCCAGATTGTCCGGGAAGAATCAGGGAAAGGACAGGGAGACGGAAACACCTACAATGTTACAGTCAATGCATCTGGCAGAAAATTGTTAGATATTATTATCAGTGAAGCTGAAATGAGAAGAAATCGAAACGGGAAGAACCCATTTGAGTTAGCATAAGGAGGAGAATATGGCGCAGGAACAATTCAAAATAGACAATGTTGTTATAAGAGCACCGGATAGTTACAAACCGGTGTTCGCAACCACTTCTACAGAAGACTCTAAAAGAAGTCAGGATTTAATCATGCACAATACACCAATGGGAACGATTGGTGGGTATGATATGCAATGGGGCGAACTTACGTGGACTGAAATAGCAACCATACTAAATGCTGTACTTAACAAAAGTCAATTTACATTCCACCATAAAGACCCAACTGTTCCGGGAAGATGGATAGACAGAACATTCTACGCATCAAATTTTAACATGGCTGCGCAAACTCTGAAAGACGGGGAAGAAAAGTGGACAGATTTGTCTATCAATGTAAGGAGGATTGAGCCGATTTGATAAATGTATCTACTCAGTTAAAGAAAGAATCTCTTACAAACAGAAATTATTACGTGACAGCAAATGTTACATTGTCAAATGGCACAACTCTTAAATTAGGCAAAAAAGACTTTTACTTGTCTGGAAATAGTCTTGTAGATTCAGCAGACTCTGGGGACTTCCCAGTGGGTGTAGCAATAGAAAAAACGGCAAGCTTATCATTAGTAAATGATGACGGACGCTTTGACGGATATAACTTTAACGCTGCAAGGTTTGTTGTCTTTCTCAATGTGCAGTTATCCGACAGGATTGAAACTATAAAAAGAGGTACTTACATTGTATCGAAAAAACCTGCGACAGCGAGTGAAATAAGTCTTTCTCTCTTAGATAAAATGCACAACGCTGATAAGACATATGATTCTAACCTGTCTTTTCCTTGTACAGTCAAGGAACTGCTCTCAGAATGCTGTCAGCAATGTGGAATCACTCTTGGAGATGCAATGTTCCCAAATGCGGACTTCCAGATTCAGAAAGCGCCATCTAATGCAACATACCGTACAGTAATCGGAATGTGTGCCGGAATAGCCGGTGGAAATGCAAGAATCGACGAAAATGACTTACTCAGGATTATTACGTTTGATAAGACATTTACCAATACGGCTATTTACGATGGTGGAGCAGTAAAAAATTGGACAAATGGTGATGATCTGGATGGTGGCACGCTTAATCCGTGGATAACAGGGACTGTGATTGATGGTGGTACGTTAAATAATAACGATTATCACGCGTTATTTTCGATTCAGAATCTACAATATGATGTAGACGATGTTATTGTAACAGGCGTCAAATACGTAGAAGATGAGACCGAATATATGTCGGGTCAGGACGGCTATGTAATCACTATTGATAATCAGCTATTGTCAGGAAATGCACAGGCAGGAGTCGAAGCTATTGGAAATCAATTAATCGGTTTGCGAATGCGTCCTTTCTCATGCGACGGAATCGCCAACGGATACGCCACTTTCGGCGATCCGGTCGAATTTATTGATACAAAGAATCGTGTCTTTAGATCGTTTGTGACAGATATAGAGTTTGTGTTCGGCGGTTCAACATCATGGAGCTGTAGCGCAAAGAGTGCTGAAGAAGATGCAAGCGAGTTTATTGGTGAGCAGCAGGCAGCGGTAGAGCAAGCAAAAAAAGACGCAGAGAAAAAGCTATCTGTATATGACGTAAAGCTCAAGCAAATGAATGAGCTTGCAGCGAACACCCTTGGATTCTACTATACAGAAGAAGTTCAGGAAGACGGCTCGACGGTATCATATCGTCACGACAAGCCTACACTTGCTGATTCTAAAGTAATTTATAAGACAGGTGTCGATGGATTCTTTTTGTCAGTAGATGGAGGTCAGACTTGGAAAGCAGGCTTTGACAGTAATGGGGATGCTGTTCTGAACATCCTGTATGCTATTGGAATCCAATCAGAATGGATTAACACGAGAGGATTTACAGCGAAAGACAATAACGGGAATACGACATTAAGAGTAGATGCCGACACAGGTGCTGTTACATTAGAAGTCGAAAACTTTACGCTAAAAAGTAGAACTATTGAACAAATCGCCAAGGACGTTGTGGATGGGGCAGTTCGTAATGTGACTATCCCAAACTATTATGGCACGTATGTGCCAACATTGCAGAACTATCCGGCATCTGAGTGGAAAAAGGAAGAATATGAAAAGCATGACGGCTCGATTTTCATGAACTTCTCTACAAGCCAGGTTTATATGTTTTCTGGGACTGATGGCGCTTGGCAGGAACTGGATGCTGAAAAAATTGTCAATTTTGAAAGAGTTTTTAACGCTTTAACGGATAACGGTAAGCAAGAGGGAATTTATATGCAGAACGGGCATCTGTACATAAATGCTTCCTATATTAAGTCCGGCCAGATTTCAGCTGATTTGATTAATCTGAAGAACATCAATGTTACAAACAGTTCTGGAACATCAACATTTGCGATTGATAACTACGGAAATGTTACGCTCAGGCCTAATACATTTGCGTTAACAAACGGTGATACAATATATAGTGTTGCGGAAAATAAAGCTTCGGCAGCGTTATCGAATGCGAATCGCTATACAGACAATGCACTTAGTGATCTCGACATAGGGAAAATGTCTAAACAAGAGATTATTAATGTGTTAAGCGATAACAGCAATAATAAAGGTCTGTATTTATCAAATGGCAATGTGTATATGAATGCCGATTATATTAACACGGGTGAATTAGCAGGATGGAAAGTTGGACTTAAAAAGCTTTCAGCAAGTGGCACGTATGGAGAAGTAACGCTAGATGCTTCAACTGGAGAGATCTATTCAGAGACGAATACAGGAGTATATGTACCGGGGTACGGCACGTTGTATGGAACACGAATTAGAGGAATCAATCTTTATACAGGAGCCGTACACGCAAGCTCAGCCTCGATTGATACTAGTGTTTCGGCGGGCAGCGTTTCGACATCAAAAAAAGTTGAAGCAGGTACACATGTAGAAGCCAGTGGACATTTCTACAGTGCAAGTACGGGGACAGACCTTGCAGATGCTTCTATCAGAGGGAAGTTGAAAGTAAACGGGACAAAATCAAGATCAGTTTCGACGGTAGACTATAATGAACAGCTCTTTTACTGCTATGAAATGCCAACCCCATTCTTTGGAGATATCGGCGAATCTGTAATATCGGATGACGGGACTTGTATGATTGACATAGATGATATCTTTCAGGAATCTGCAAATGTCGGCATTAAATATTATGTGTTCTTGCAAAGAGAAGGAGAGGGCGACTGCTGGATAGCTGAGAAAGAACAGAATTATTTTGTTGTAAAAGGAACTCCGGGACTTAAATTTTCGTTCGAAATCAAAGCAAGACAAATTGAATATGAACATATGCGATTTACTGACCGGGGAGATACAGCTTATACAGACGCAAGAGATATAGAAATCCCGGAACCAAATTATGAGTCAGAAGAAACAGAGGTCTCGGAACCGGATTATGAATCAGAACTTACTAACGACAGATTAAGCATTATCAATCAGATGGAGGTAATATTATGAAGAAGATTTTAACAAGTTTTATGAATCTTAGTACTGGAGAGGGAAGCCGCATCGCTTACACCTATTCAGAAGTAGACGAAAACACGGGAAGTATCATCAGTCAGAATAATAAAGGTAATTTCCTTGTGATGAATGACGATGTGCAGAAAAATCTTGATTCCGTAAAGGATTACATAAAAAATAATTTCCTTTCATAAGGAGGTAAGTCTAATATGGCCAATACATACACAATACAATTCCGGCGCGGTATGTACGCCGATTTTGATACGTCGAAAATTCGTCCCGGAGAGCCCGTTGCGATTCTTGGCAATGACCCGTCCGTTCCATCCGGTAAAGCCTTATACATTGCATTTGCGGCTAATGATGTAAGGCGGTTGTGTTCCATTGAAGATATTTCAGAGATGATTGATGCTGGAGAATTTGTTGGTCCGCAGGGCCCCAAAGGTGAAAAAGGAGATAAAGGTGATCCGGGAGAAAAGGGTGCGGATGGCACCGTGACATTTGAATCGCTGACACCTGAGCAGAAAGAATCACTGAGGGGCGTCTCTATCACAGCGGTTAACATTGACATAGATGGAAATTTGACAATAACATTTTCAGATGGTGATAGTGAAAATATTGGGAATATTATGGGACCTCAAGGAGTGCAAGGCCCAAAAGGTGAAAAAGGAGACGTTGGTCCGCAGGGGCCAGTTGGTCCGCAAGGCCCGCGAGGAGAAAAGGGTGAACAAGGAAATGACGGAACATCTCTTAATGTCCTTGGTACAAAAGAATCTGAGGCAGACCTCCCCCTGAGTGCAGAGAAGAACGATGCATATTTAATAGACGGAGAAATGTGGGTTTTCGACGGCGCGAATTGGAACAATGCTGGCAAAATTCAGGGGCCACAGGGGCCAGTTGGTCCACAAGGCCCAAAGGGCGACCCAGGACCACAGGGTGTAAAAGGAGATCCCGGAGAAAAAGGAGAACAGGGAGTACAGGGTCTAAAAGGCGATACTGGGCCACAAGGCGAGCAAGGCTCGGTTGGTCCAAAAGGTGAGCAAGGAGATACTGGTGCGCGAGGAACCACATTCACTCCTGTTGTAGACAGCGAAGGAAACATAAGTTGGAGTAATGACGGAGGACTTGAAAACCCACAGACAGTAAATATTACCGGGCCGCAAGGCGATACGGGTGCAAAAGGAGATACTGGACCGCAAGGAGAAAAGGGCACTACATTCGTTCCAAGTGTAGACACTGATGGAAACATAAGCTGGAGCAACACAGATGGAATTGCCAATCCCGAAACAGTAAATATCAAAGGACCAAAAGGAGACAAGGGAAGTGACGCAACTGTTCCGATTGCTACAATCGAAACTCTTGGTAAGGTTAAACCTGACGGCAAGACAACATTCATAGACGAAGACGGAACGCTCCACGCAAAAGGTGGTGGCACAACCGTTACTCCCAAGCCCGTAAACAACCCAACGATCGAGAACTTAAACGCATCTGTCACGATTAAATGGCAAGACCCTGAAAACACGGTAATCAGTGGTTCAACATTCTCTACATGGGCTGGTACAAAACTTGTAATGAAAGAAACAGGCTATCCCGCAAATCCAGATGATGGAACACTTGTGGTTGATAACACAGTTCGTGATAAATACAAAACCACAGGTTATACAGTTACAGGGCTGACAAACGGCAAACAATATTACTTTACACTGTTCCCATACAACACCGATGGCATATATAACTACGATGCAGGTAACAGACTGATTGGGGAACCAGAGGGCTTAAAGATTGTCACATTTGCCGACGGAACAGACGCAGAGATTGAAAAGATGATTGAAGCGCACTACGCAGGCAAAATCAACATTAGTGACTATTGGGCGGTCGGTGACAAGAGAACCATCCATCACAATGCCATGGATGCAACTGGTGTAAGTGAGTCACACAGAGCAAATGATTACGATTATGTGATTATCGGAATTGAACATGATGACTTAGTGACTGCTATCAATGGAAAGACTAAAGCTGCTATTACAATTCAGACAGAACGTATGTTGTATTTAGACACTACGACAGAATATAACACCTCCTATAATGCATCACATGAATGTGGTTATATAAACGGTTCAAGTACAAATAGTGGTGGTTGGGAAGGTTGTGCAAGACGTACGTGGTGCAATAATGTGTACAAGAAATGTTTGCCTACTTATATTCAAGATATGATGAAGCAGGTCAAGAAGTTGGCATCTGTGGGAAGTAAAAGTAGTACGATTAAAGCCTCAAATGACTATGCATTTTTGCCTTCTGAAATTGAGGTTTTTGGCAGTATAAAGTATTCTTTCGCAGGCGAAGGAAAGCAGTATCAGTATTTTAAGAATGCGACTGCTAATAGATATAAGAAACCGTACTTTAGCAGTAATTTCGTGTCTGGCCGCTATTGGGAACGTTCGCCTTACTTCAGCAGTGAAAAAGGTTTCTGCCATGTGGACATGGACGGGGAATCGTACTACAGTGACGTCAGCTACGCTCTTGGCGCTGCCCCCTGCTTATGCCTCTAAAATCCTAGTAAATCCCATCTACCGCCGTAAGACAGTTAAAAGGATTTGCGGTACTATTTTTAATCAAAGGAGATGATAATTGTGGATAAAAAAGAAATTGTGAACATCTACAAAGCCATCAATCGAGTTTCAAACAGGCTGAATGAGATGTCTGAAAAGTTAGACATTGTGATGCGGATGCTTAATGCGGAATCTAATCGCAAGATTCTAATTAATGGTGATGGTATCGACGGTCTGGCTGAACTTGTATCAACGCATGATTCGGCACTTGATGAACTGGCTACTTTAGTTGCAACAATCAGAGGTGAGAATAATGGTTAAATTTTACGAAGAAAGAGTTATTAATGAATTGAAAAAATGGACAGATGTTCCCGAGTTGTGGAATAAGAAGGTAATTGAAAGACTTCAAAAGGATGGCTATGTACTGAATGAGGACGGGACAGTAACAGAATCAAAACCAGGAATAGTGAAATAAAATACGTGCAAGGGAGAAAATATGGAAATTAAAGGAATTGACGTATCATCTTATCAGAGTAAGCCAGACTGGGCGAAAGTATCGAATTCTGAAATTAAGTTTGCAATATTGAGAATCCATCAAAAATCTGGAACTGATTCCTCTTTTGAGCATAACTACAAAGGATGCAAGTCAAATGGAATCCTTGTCGGCGGATATAAATACAGTTACGCTCTGACACCGGCACAGGCAATTGATGAAGCTGAGAGCGTAATTTCTGTTCTTGGCGGACGCGGAATGGACTTTCCAATCTTCTACGACCTTGAATGGAGTCAGCAGAGAAACCTTGGAAAACAGGCGATTGAGAATATTGCAGTAGCATTTCTGACCAGAATCAAAAAAGCCGGTTATAAGGTCGGTATCTACTGCAATCTTGATTGGTACAATAACGTTCTGTCAGACACCCTGAAAAAGTACGATTGCTGGATTGCTCGTTATCCGGCTAGTGATAATGGCTCTGTACAGGAAAGATTGCGTCCATCTGTTGGTGTAGGCTGGCAGTATTCCAGTAGAGGAAAAGTATCCGGCATTAGTGGTAACGTTGACATGGATGTATTCTATAAGGATTACAAAGAGGAGGTTTCTGCAATGGATAAAGCTATTGAAAAAGTGATTCTCATTGCAAAAAATGAGATTGGATACCTTGAAAAGAAGAGCAATAGTCAGCTCGACAGTAAGACTGCAAACGCCGGTTCAAACAACTATACGAAGTACTGGCGAGACATTAAGCCATCATATCAAGGACAGCCTTGGTGCGCAGCATTCGTGAGTTGGTGTTTTATGGAAGCATTCGGACAGGAAAAAGCAAAAAAACTGTTGAAGCACTGGCCCTATGTTTACTGCCCAACACTTGGTAATCTGTTTACAAGGAACGCTAATCCAAAGATTGGCGATATTGTAATCTTTTATCGTAACGGAACTTTTGCTCATACCGGCATCGTAACGGCTGTAATCGGAGACAGGTTCTATACCATCGAGGGAAATACTTCTGGCGCATCTGGAATTATTGCAAATGGCGGCGGTGTCTGCGCAAAGAGTTATCTTAACAGTCAGATGCCCGGAACTAAGTTCTGCACACCGGATTACAGTATTGTATCTGATACATCACAAACAGGAGAGAAATATATGTTTAATCCAGAGACAGTAAAAGCAGGAGACAAAAACACATCTGTACTCCTCCTACAGGAAATTTTAAGAGCCAGAGGTTTTAAAGGTAAAAACGGCAAAGTTTTGAAACTTACATGGGCAGCAGATGCGAACACGATTTACGCTCTAAAAGCTTATCAGGAATCCAGAAAAAAAGTTCTGGAAGTGGACGGAATCTGTGGACCTGCCACATGGAAAGATTTGATTGCTATATAAAAACATCCCGGGGTTAATTCCCCCGGAACTTTATTTATAAACATATTTGGTATCATTTCGGAAGTTTTAGACTGTTATCGTTAGACACACGTTAGTCACAAATAAAAATATTGTTTCCTAATATAATAGTGCCAAAAACACTGTATTTACAGGCATTTGCGCAATTTTCTAAATTCTATTTGTTGGTCGCAATTAATAAAATTAGAATAATGAAAATGAAATGTGGGAAA